CTAACTCTTCCCACAATGGATTATTTGTTGGAAATTTGAAACTTAATTGATATTTACTATTCCCTTCATGCTCTATTTCATCATTATAAGAAAAATTAAGAGGGATTTTTCCCTCTTTTAAATAGATCATACACGCCACCTCCAATTACCTTTTATTTTGATGCTTGTAACATTCCCGGTAGTTACAACACCTTGCAATCCTGGGGGTATTTCAAAGAACCCACCTTTTTTACGGATTGAATTTTTTAAAACATTATTTTTATCATATATATTTTGTCTTCTGTGTCTGCAATCTATAATCGCTTTACTATCCAAAGTTAAAAACATAATTTGACTACCTATAGCCAAACTTACTTCTCCATTTCCTTCTATTTCAATTATCGGTTCCGAAAATACATTTCCAATATTATTGATAGTACCTTTAGCTGTAAGTCTTATTTCAGTACTTTCGTTAGTATATCTAAATGGGTCAAACATTAACTTAACACTAACTAACCACCTTGAATTACCTTGCTTATTGAAAGTAATATCCACTAAATCAGCATAATATTTAGATGATTTTAAATAATCAAACTCTATTGTATTATCGAAATCTTTTAATAAATTACTTAACTCTATTACTTTAGCAAAATTAACAGCAGAGATTTTCAAAGTACGTTCTTGACTTTCAAAAGCTTCATCATGAAGTATATAAGTTCCGTTAATACCATATATTTTATTTTCTTCTGATATGCGTTTTTTTGCTACTTGAATCTCTCCGCCGTCAACTAACACATAGTCTTTAGGAGGTAAAATTACATCATTAATCTTAATCATTATTAAATACCCTCCCTTCTAACAAATGTCATTTGTCTATCATATGAGTTTTTAGCTAAAATTTCACCGTCTAAATAAGTGTTAATATCTTTATTTGAAATATCTTTTAATAAGTCTTGTACAACTTCTAACGCTTTAATAACATTACTATCCTTATCTTCTAAAGAAAAATCAGCTGTACTCATATCTTCAATTTTTAAATTTTTAGATATGCTAGCTCCTATTTCAAAATCTGAAATATCATTTGTAAAAGCTTTATTAATATCTTTAGCCATTCCACTAACAGTATTCTTTACAGTTTCAAACTTATCTGAAAGTCCTTTGTCTAAACTTTCCATAATTGCATTACCAGCAGGTATTAGTAGTTTTCTGTCGTACTCAATCGGACCTTTGTTGTCTCTAATCCATTCAGCTATTCCGCTTACAAAACTTCTAACGCTTCCCCAAGCTGACCTTAGCCCATTAAGGAATCCATTAATAATAGCACTACCTGCATTCCATAAGTTGATATTTCTTAATGAGTAGAATATGTTAGAAACGCTACTTACTAAGTTGGACACTCCGTTTCTGAATGAGTACCAAGCATTCTGTGCTGCACCCACTAATCCACTTATTATGCTTACAACACTTGACCTAATACTGTTCCAAGTGTTGACAGCTGTATTTCTTACTCCATTTATTAGAGATGAGAAGAAATTTTTAAATCCTTCCCATAAAGCTCTTATTCCATTAATTAATCCAGTTACTATTGTTATCACAGCTGTTTTTAAACCATTCCAAATAGTTGAAGCTGTTGTTTGTAGGAAGCTCCAAAGAGCAATCATTCCATTTTTAAAACTTTCCCAAGCATTTATTAATAATGCTATAAGAGTACTGACTATTGTTGATACTACTGTTTTGATACCTTCCCAAACTTTCTGAATAGCTGTTTTAATACCATCCCAAATAAGTTTTAAATCTTCTTGAAGTTTCCCAAAATTTCCAGTTACAAAATCAAGAATGATTAATACAGCTCCCATTACAATAGATTTAATAAATTCCCAAATACCTTGAATAGTCGTTTTAACGCCATCCCAAACAGATGTAACTCCATTCCTTAAAATGTTCCAAGCATTAGTAAATCCTTGTATAAACGGCTGAACTATAGCCATTATTGAGCTTGTGATGAAAGTCCACGCCGCACTTGTTGTTTCTTGAATTTCAGACCATAGACTAGAGAAATATTCAGTTACACCTTGCCATAGAGCTTTTATTTTTTCTACAGCAGCACCCCAAATAGCCTGAACTCCAGACCATAAGGTTGTTGCTCCTGTTGAAATACCGCTCCATATACTACTAAAGAATTCTACGACACCCTGCCAAGCTTGTTTTAAAAAGTTGACAAAACCTTGCCAAATTTGTTTACCTGTTTCAGTTTGTGTAAAGAACCAAGTTAATGCAGCTACCACTGCCGTTATTCCTACAATAAGTGCAGTCATAGGGCTTAAAATCATTACAGCGTTGAAAATTGCCATCGCTGTTTTTGCTGCCATAATAGCAGTTTTGAATCCGTTTATTAAAGCAACAATAGGTCCGAGTATCTTCAGTGCTATAAACTTACCAACAATATAACCTAGTGCGACTTTCACTAAGGCAAGTGCTACCTGATTTTCTCGTAAATATGAAGTGAAACTTTTTATCCATTGTGATATTACTTTTAATACGTTACTTAAAAATTCAAACGCTAAAGCTACACCACTAACACCACTTTCAGCAGTGTTAATTCCTAATAGATCTCCGATAAAATCTCCAACAATTGCTACTATATTTTTTATTGCTTCCCAAACATTTTTAAAAGCAGTTCGGATATTATCAGCAATGCTAACAATTGAATCAGCAGTTCTTTCATTAATACCTAATGCTTTTATCAAGTCTATCCCTTCTTGTTTAGAAATTGACCCTGTCAACACATTAATGAATGACTCTACAGCTCCAGAAACCTTAGTTAAATATCCTTGAATTTTGTTTACTACTTCATCTCCAAACACACCTCTTAATTGCTCAGCTAGTCCAGAGAATGCACCTATCACAAGAGATGGTAATCCTTTTAAAATATTTCCTACCATTGGTAGAAAGTTACCTACAAGGAAAGTCATTGTTGTACTAGCTAATTGTTGTAGAGCTGGTTTAATATCTTGACCTAGAGATAGATTACCTATCAAGTTTAAAAATGCTGCTTTCATAGAAGCAAATGAACCTTGTAATGTTGTAGCTGCTTCTTTTGCTGTTGTTCCTGTAATTCCTAATTCGCCTTGAATTACGTGAATTGCTTCATACACATCTGATAGGTTGTTAATGTCATACTTAACACCTGTTAATTTCTGTGCATCAGCTAACAGACGTTGCATTTCTTGCTTAGTACCACCATAACCTAATTTTAAGTTATCCAGCATTGTATAGTTTTGTTTTGCGAATCCTTGATAAGCATTTTGGATAAGCTCCATTGATGTACCCATCTTATTAGAGTTATCAGCCATATCAACCATTGCTGTGTTTGCTACTTTTGCAGCTTTTGCAGTATCTCCACCTAATGATTTAATTAAGCTAGCACTAAATCCGGTTACAGTTTCCATATAAGCATTAGCAGAGAGTCCTGTTGTCTTGTAAGCTTCATTAGCATACTGCTTAACCTTATCAGCATTATTTTTAAATAATGTTTCAACACCACCTAGAGACTGTTGGAGCTTTCCACCTTCTGTAAGTGATGCTGCAAACAACTTACCTATCCCAGCTGCAATTACTGCATTTTTAATTGTTGAAACTAGAGTACTCCCAGCACTCTTTCCAGCACTTGAGACTTCTCCATCTAGTTCTTTTGATATCATCCCTGATATCCCTTTTGCGGAAGGCATAATTTGTACATATGCTTTACCTAAATTTGTTGCCATATTATCCTCCTTCCTTCAATATTTTATTTCTTATTCTTTCAAACTCCTCACCAGTTGTGAATGCTAATTCCTCTTTAACTTTAACAGGTTTATTGATACCATCTACAAGTGACTTAGGTTTATTTCTGCCTTTTTGACCGTCTTTTGTTTTAGCCCAAACTAACAGACTTAATCTATCCACAGTTGAAGCTAGTAGCATAGTATCTAGCTTAACTTTTTGACCTGACATTTTCATCTTAATTCTAGAATCATCTCTTAAGCCATTACAAAAAATAGCCACCGTTTCTGGTGGCATATCTTTGTAATTATAGATTCGATAAGTTTCAGCTAAGTCACAAATTACAGCATCTTCATCAGTATTCAACATACTAGCAAGGATTACTATTTTTTTAATCGTTCTTGAGCTTTAAAGATATCTTCAAGTTCTGCTGTTATTTTTTCAGTGTCTACAATTCCATCTTTATCTCTAACATGATCTTTTAATTTTTTTGTTCCTTCTTTGCCTAATAAAAGATTCATCACTCTTGGTAAAGCAAGAGGATTAGTATCTAATTCTCCTAACGCTTCTACTAATTCATAGTTTCTTACATTTTTTTCTGAAATAGAATATGCGAATCCTGTTTTAGTTACACCTGTTAATTTTTTCATCCTACTTATCTCCTATCTTTATTTTTTTTTAATATATTCGTAGTGAGTATTTCCATCAGTATCTGGGAATGCATTTAGAGTAGTTTCGAACCCAACCATTTCAGAGTCAGCATATTTAATTTCTCCTACTTCACTAATTTTTCCGTTAGGAATTACAATACGTTTTAAGATGTCACCTTTTAGCACCATCTCAATAACAACTGCATGTTGTGATAATTCCTTAGTATTCGCTTTAATTGTAATACCTGTTTCAACATCTCCACTTACGTTATCTTTTCCGTAAATTTCTTTTAAAACGTCAATATTTAATGATTCAATTAAAGTATAAGAAAATTTATCTGTTTTTTCAGTCTGTACAGTATCAACGATATCTCCGCCCCACGCTTTTACATTCTCAGTACTAGCCGTGTTTTCGTTAGTTAGCCCATCTTCTGAAATATATCCTAATGCTTTAAAAGCAGCATTTAGTCCTGTAGTTGCATCAGTAGGAAGAGCCGTTCCTAATGGTGCTGAATAAATAGCTCCACCTATTTTCGGTTTCGCTGATGTTACATTGCTTACATTTGCCATTTTTTAATCTCCTTTTTAATAATAATGAATATCGAATACAGCTTGATATCGGTATTCTTTAGTCTCTAAATCAGTATAATTATAATCACTATTTAAACTAACTTTTGAAACCTCAGACACGGTTATCAAGTCATACATTAGATTTTTAATTTTTTCGTTTAATTTAGCAGCTTCAAACATAGAAGCTCCATAACTTTGAATTGCTATTGTTGATGAATTTAAAAAGTTTTCTCTACTTCCGCTTGTTTTTTGAATTACTATGAATTGTTTAGGTAAATTTTTCTGATGTTCAAAAACAATTGGTATATTAAGTGTTTTTGATAGATATTCTTTGACAATAAGTTCAATCATTATCTCATTGCCTTTAATAAAGTGTTATTTTTGTTGTTATCTCTAATAGCCTTACGTGTTTTTGTTTTAACACTAACATTAGCCCTATTCTTACCTACGAATGAATTAATTTCATAACCATCTCCTGCGGCTTCTTGAATACCTCTAGCCTTATCTCTAAGTACTTCAATCATTTCAGGACTTTTCATTAGTTCTGCCACACCGCTATAGTTTAATTCAAATTTTTTACTCATATCTCTCTACCATAATCTTTCTATTCCAACTTAATGGAATCATTGGTTCAATACCCTCTTGCGGAATACCTATAGTTCGCCATTTTCTTCCGAAAAATACAACTTCTCTATTTTCCCAAGTGTTTTTATCACCTTTAGGTATCCCCAGTTGGTATTCAGCCTTTTTACCAGTTAAATTAACTACATTTGTGACATCTTCAGTTTTAACAGGGGCTACTATCACATTTTTTACGACTATTTCTCTATCAACAAAAATAGGATGATTAAATTCATCC